TGTTGACACCCGTGGATCGCACGATGATTCTGGCGCGGCCACGTGGTAAGCCGGGACGCCCCAGAACAAAAGTGCTTGACACCGTGCAATAGGATTATGCTACAGTAAGGCTGTCGGCAATCAGGCCGACCTGATACGGGAGTTGAAACAGTGGCGAATCTTCCAAGCAAGCAGTGGGTGTGGGATCGGGCCGTGGACATTGCCGGGGTGGCAATGGTCGTGGCCCTGTGGTGGCAGGTGGCGCGGCAGTATGCCGCGCTGCAAGCGTTAATCGAGAGGGGGATGTGATGCAGGTCTATCGGTCAATCGCAACCGTGGCGGCGAAGCTGGCAGCGGTCGGCATCGCCAAATCGTCGAAGAACCAGCAACAGGGGTTTGCGTTTCGCGGCATTGATGCCGTGATGAACACGCTGGCCCCGCTGCTGGCTGAACAAGGGTTGGTGGTGTTGCCGCGGGTCCTGGCACGGCAATGCGTCGAGCGGGTGAATGCGAAAGGCACGGCGCTGTTCTACGTCGTCGTGGAGGTCGAATACGACTTCTGCTCGGCAGAGGACGGCAGCAAGCATGTCGTGCGGGTGGTGGGCGAGGCGATGGACAGCGGCGACAAGGCGACCAACAAGGCCATGTCTGCGGCCTACAAGTACGCCATGTTTCAAGCGTTCTGTATTCCGACCGAGGGGACGCCAGACGCCGACGCCGAAACGCACGAAGTGCGGTCGCTGCCTGAGGGGTTTCGCGACTGGCTGGACGACATGACCATTGTGGCGCAGCAGGGCGGCACGGCGGCATTGCAGGGCGCGTGGAAGCAGAGCAAGCCTGACTTCAAGCAGCTTGTGCAGTCATCGTTTGGTGATGAATGGGCCAACATCAAGGCGGCTGCCGCGCAGCAGGACGCGCATGTCTAAACCGGCGCAGTTTACGATTGACCCATCACCGCAAGGGTCGCCAGAGTGGCTAGCGGCCCGCGCAGGCTACGTCACAGGCAGTCGTGCCGCAGATGTGCTGGCGGTTCGCAAGGACGGCAAGCCATCGGCAGCGCGGCAGGACTACCTGGTGCAGGTGGTGACCGAGCGGCTGACGGGCCAGCCGCAGGAGACCGGCGTGGTCACGCCCTGGATGACCAGAGGCACCGAGCTGGAGCCTGCGGCACGGGCCAAGATGGAAGCCTTGCTCGACGAACTGGTCTACGAGTGCGGGTTCATCAAGGCGCACATGCCCGAGGCTGGCAAGCTGGGTTGCTCGATTGACGGCTACTTCGGCGGAGGGCCGCAATACGGCATTGTCGAGCTGAAATGCCCAAAGCCGACGACCCACCTGCGCTACCTGCGCACGTCGGGCCTGCCTACGGACTACTGGCCTCAAGTCTTGCATAACCTGCTGGTGACCGGCGCGGATGTCTGCTGGTTCGGCAGCTACTGTCCGCAGATGCCCGAGTGCCTGCAGTTCTTCGCGCACGAGGTGCGCATGAGTGACCCCACCGTGCGCACGCGGATGGACGAGTATCGGCGGGCGCTGGCAGATTTTCTGGCTGATGTGGACACTGAGATGGATTACTGGCGAGGAGTGACAGCATGAGCGATCAGACGAAGACCGACCGGAAGGACATCGGGGCGCTGTGGGTGAACGAGAGCAAGGCTGGGAGCACTTATCTGAGCGGACAGATTGACGGACGCCGCATCGTGGTGTTCCGCAATCGCTTCAAGGACGCCGGGGACAAGAAGCCCGACTACCGGATTTTCCTTGAGGAGGAACGCCAGCCGCAGGGCGAGACAGCCTTGCCCGTGCAAGCCCAGCCGACGAGGAAGGCGGCGACGGAGCCAAGCCGTGGCTGGAAGGACAGCGGGGGCACGTCGGACGACATCCCGTTCTAGGGTGGTGCTGGCGGCGATCGGTCACCCCTGCGACTCGTTATGCAGGACACCGGCAGGCACCGCGCCTGTGCTGGGAGCCTCGCCGCCAGCCCGTCAGACAGGCCGTCGTCCTGGTGCTTTCGTTGGCTGGAGACGAGAGGAGAGACGCCGGGGCGGCGGTCTGTGATAGGATGCGGGGAGCGTGGACGTATCCAGCGTCCACGGCCCCTGACCCGACGCTGCGATGACCAGCGACAGGCTTCCGCTAGTATAGGGCAGTCCGTCGCTTTCTGAGGAGAAATGCTGATGGACGACCCGACGCACGAACCAACACACATACGCGGTATTGGCGCATTCGGCATGACGCCTGAATGGTTACTGCTGGCCGATATCAGTAGCACCGCCAAAGTGCTGTTCGCCTGGATGGCGTGTAAGTACGCCAATCGCTCGACCTGGGCGTGTTGGCCTGGGCAGACGCGGCTTGCGGATGACCTGAGCGTCAGCCGAGGCACCATTAAACACGCCATTCATGAGCTGGTCGGGGTGGGGGCCATCGTCAAGCGCACCCGACGCAATGAGGACGGCAGTCCGGTTTCAAACTACTATCAATTGATGTTTCTGCAGACGGTCAGAAAACTGACCCACGGTCAGAAAACTGACCTACCCCTAGGGCAGAAAACTGACCCACCCCTAGGTCAGAAAACTGTCCCTAAACCAGAGGTACTTGAACTAGAGGTACTTGAACAAGAGGTACAGCACGCGCCAGCGGAAAACCGGTTGACACCGAAAGCACCTGCGCTGGTGGAAAGCCCCTTACAGTGGCATCGACGACACGGCGGTCATGTGCAGGAGCTGTGCGACTGGGTCTGCTTCCCGCAGGAGCTGGCGGGGCAGTTTGCCACACGGGCCAAACTGGCCGACGCGGAGATTCTGGCATGGGCGCGACAGGTGCGCCGCGAGTGGGAGGCCGCAGGCAAGGTGCCGACCGGCTCGATGTATGACTTCTGGAACGCCCGGTGGTCGGAACGAAACGCGCAACCGACGTCAGACAAGGCCGCCGTTTATGCCGGGCTGGCTGCGTCTCGCAAGGCACGGGAAGAACGCGACCGGCTGGCGGCTGAAAAGGAAGAACGGCGGAGAGTGCGGGTACGTGCAGAACTCGAGGCGATGGAACGCATGCGGCAGGAGGTGTGGGATGAGCAGCAGCGCAAGCACGGTCAGTGAGCAGATCGAACGGTTGGCTCTAGCGGGGTTTCTGCCGCCGAGTGGCGACAAGCTCGGGTTGATGGTCGAGGAGTGGAGCAAGCAGCTGGCCCGGTTTGACCCTGGCATCCTCGAGGCCGGGTTGGATGCCCTGATTAGTCGCAAGCGAGACCGCTGGTGGCCGACGCTGGGCGAAGTGCTCGAGGCCATCAGGGCGGCTGCAGGCCCGATGCCCGAGCGGTCGCACCGGTGCCCGAAGTGCGACGGCTCGAGCTGGGTCGAGGCCGCGCCGTTCAAGTCGTCGGGCCAGCTTTACGTCGGGGTGCAGCGGTGTCCCGACTGCGGGGTGCCGCCCCCTCGTTGTGACATCAGACCGGGCAGTCGTCAGCCGCTGACGGCGCAGGAACAGCGCACCATGATGGCGCAGCGTCGGACGCCGCCCGTGCTGACGGAAGGGGAGTTCTTTGCCAAGCTCCGTGAGATGGGCGCGGACAGACTGGCGTCACGATTTGGGGCGCGATGAGATACCTGAGTGTGTGCAGTGGGATTGAAGCGGCAACGGTCGCTTGGCATCCGCTCGGATGGTCGCCGGTCGCATTCGCTGAGATTGAAGCGTTTTCGTCTGCGGTGCTACAGCATCATTATCCCAGCGTCCCCAATTGGGGCGACATGACGAAGTTTCAGGAGTGGCCCCATGCAGCAATCGACATTCTGGTCGGAGGAACACCTTGTCAGTCCTTCTCCGTCGCCGGACTCCGAAAAGGACTGGCAGACCCGCGTGGCAACCTCACGCTTACGTATCTTGCCATTGCTGACAAGTATCGGCCCGAGTGGGTGGTCTGGGAGAACGTCCCCGGCGTCTTGTCCAGCGCAGGAGGACGGGACTTTGGCGCCTTCCTCGGAGGGCTGGGCCAACTCGGGTATGGGTGGGCCTATCGAATCTTGGACGCTCAGTACTTCGGAGTTGCCCAGCGACGCCGCCGTGTGTTCGTTGTCGGATGTCTTGGAGGTTGGCAACGTGCCGCAGCGGTTCTATTTGAGCGCCACAGCCTGTCGGGGCATCCTGCGCCGCGCCGAGAAACGGGGCAAAGACCTGCCCCCAGCCTTGCGCCACGCGCTCAAGGCAGTGGCGGCCTCGGCATCGACGCCGAATGTGACGGCGCGTTGATTGCCTCAACCGGCGACATTGCACATTACTTGAACGGTGGCGGTATGGGACGACAGGACTACGAGACAGAAACGATGGTCGCCCACGCGCTCCGCGCCGACGGCTTCGACGCTAGTAAAGACGGCACGGGACGCGGGACGGCGCTGATGCCGGTTTGCGCGACACTCGGTGCGGAATTTAGTCGTAATCGTGGGCTAGGCAACGCGAACGAAACCGACACACTCGTGTGCCACGCCTTCGACGCTCGGCAGTCGGACGTCATTGAATACGGCGACATGACCGGGCCGCTGGACACGGACGGGCATAGCGTGGCGGTGGCTATTCAAGGGACGCTGATTGCGCGCACGGAGTCGCGCCAAGGCGGCCTCGGTGTATCAGACGACGGCATGATGCATACGCTCACCAAGACCGACGTGCATGGGATCGCGCTGCTCGGCGGCATTGACCACGAAAACAACGGCCACACAGCCGACGAACCAACCGGGCCGCTGATGAAAGGATCACCGACAGGCGGGGGACGCCCGTTGCCAGCGGTGGCGGTGGCGTTTGAGCCGGGCAGCATCGCGCGCAATGCTGGCCCGTCTGGCGAGTCTGATCTTGCGCCGACGCTACGCAGTGACATGGGCGACAATCAGCCCGCCGTGCGTATGGGCATGGCTGTGCGCCGCCTGACGCCCCGCGAGTGTGAGCGGCTCCAAGGATTCGCGGACGACTACACGCTAATCTCGTATCGCGGCAAACCCGCCGCCGATGGGCCGCGCTACAGGGCGCTGGGGAATTCAATGGCCGTGCCGGTCATGCGGTGGATCGGGCAGCGGCTGCAAGCCGTTCAGGAGATGTCTGAGCAAGGACGAACAGCATGAGCAAAAGCCGATGGAAACTTCAGGAGACGCGATGAGCGAGACACGACACCTGGTCTGCGAAGGCACCTGCAATCCGGGGCTGGCCCAGCTTGACGAGCAGCGGCGGCAGGCTTGCCGCAGCTGGTCACCGGAGCGGTCACAGATGCCGTCGATGCATCCCGATTGGCTCGATGCCATGCGGCAGCTCGTCCACACCGTGCATTGCCGAGAGGCTCCCGGCTTCATGTCCAATATCTGGACATGTGCCGTCTGCGGGGCCACGCGGCGGTGGTAGGGCCGACCAGATGCCCCTGCGGGGCTGCACGGCGCATTTCGGGGCGGTCACCCTACTGTGCGGTCTGCGCCATGCAAAAACGCCGCAAACGG